GCCGGCGCGCCGGCGTCGAGATCCGAGACGATCATGTTCTTGAGTTGCAGCAGCTTGTCGTCGGACCCGCCCTCGTCGTTCGGGGCTTTTTCGGTCTTGGGCTTTGCCTGCGACGCGGGCTTTTCTGCCGGCTTTTCCTCGGACTTCTCGGTCTTAGGCTTTCCTTCGGCGCCTTTATCCTCGCCCTCTGGCTCAGGATCTTCTATGTCCGTCGCATCGCCGTCGATCGTCGGGCCGTCCTCCGGGTTCATGGCATAAGAGGCATAGTCGATCTGGGCGCCGCCATCGTGATCGGTCTGCACCGCGTCCATGAACTCGACCGACAGCGGCAGGTACTTTGCCAGCGCGCGGATCGCCGTCTTCTTGGCCATCGCGTCCTCGTGTGTGTGCCACGGGCTGCTTTCGGTTTTTTTGAACTTCACCGCGCTTTGCCATCCCTGCGATCCGTCGCGGATCTTCATGACGTGGGACCACGGCAGGACGACATAGGCATGGCCGCCATCGCGGAACTTTGCGATCGCGTAGGCGTGGATCTTCTGGCCGTCCTGCGGGCCGGGCCGGTGGCGCAGCCGCGCTTCGGTGCCTTCCTCGTACTCCCACAACTCATCATCGGAGTAGTGAACATGCGCGGAGATGCTGGTGATGTGACCCGACCGGCGGGCGAGGTCGATCAACCCCTTGTAGCCGATGATCAACTGCACTTGCGGGATCTTCTGCCAGCGGCCGTCCGGCCCCTTCACGCTCTTGTCAAAGGGGACGAGGTACGCATGGCCCAACACGGTGTTGGGCTCGAGCCCGAGCGCGGCGCATTGCATCAGCGCGCCGAGGAACGACAGCGGATCGCATTGCTGCAGCTTCGGGGTTTCGCGGATCGCGTTCGCGGTGACGCGCATCATCCGTTCCGGGCGCATGTGCTGCGCGGCGACCGCGGCCAGCTGTTCACGCGCCTGGTCGTTGTGTAGAAGTTGCTTCACGTCCTGCACTTGGCGCAGGGGTTTCTTTGCGACTGCGGTATTCATCAGACTGCCCTCTTTACGATCTTGACGGTGAAGCCGGGGATCTTGTCGACCGCGGGGTCAAACCCCTTGGCGCGCGCCCGGCGGGTGGCGAGGGTGCGCAGCAGGTCGGCAACCTCGGGATGGTCCGAAAACTCTATGAGCGCGACGCGCAGGTTTTCGATCTCGGCCTCGGGATAAGACCGCAGGCTGGTGGTCTTGCCACCGCCCGACGCACTGCGGGTCTGCGCCTTGCCCTTGGCAAACCGTGCCGCGGCCTTTTCCGCCTTCTCGGCTTCCTTCATGGCGGCCTCGGCGTCGACCTCGCCCGACACGTCGTTGCGCGATGCAGCCTGTGCGGCCAACCGGTCGGCTTCTTCCTTCTGCCGGCGGGCTTCGTCCGCCTTCTTGCGGGCCTCTTCCTGCCGGATGGCTTCCTGCTTCTCCAGCCATGCGTTTTGCAGCGGGGCGACACGCTCGGCGGCCCGCTTCATCTTATCGAGGATCGGCTTGTAAGCCCCTTGCACCTCCGTACCCGCATCATCATGGGGCTTCTTGTCAGCCTTGCGGTCCTCGTCGGTGGCCTTCCACCGTTGGCGGATCCCGGCGACGAAGTCGGACAGGTTGCCCGCCTGTTCTTCGCTGGTGATTTCCTCGATGGCCAGCCATTCACCGGCGGCGTCGAGAAACTCGGCCGCCTTGGTGCTGTGCTCTTCGACCTTCTCGGGCCGGAATGCCGGGCCCTTGTTGTGGCCGATGGCCGGGGTGCTTTCGGGGGTGTGGTCGTCAGGCATTGGTTCGTCCTCCTGGTCTGGTGGGTTTGTCGCCAAGGTCCATCGCAACTTGCGTGGCCTGCATGTCGATGTCGGTGCGGTGCCGCTCGACCAGCGATTCGTACTGGTCGCGCGTGATCGGGCGCAGATGCGTCCAGATCGGCACCGGATCTTTGCACGCGCCAAGCTCTTCGGCGCGGATCATCTCGTCGTCGGCAAGCTCGCCCGTGTCCGGGTCGATCTCTTGATCGAGGTAGACATGCACGGGGATGAGCGGTCCGCCTTTCACCGCGCGGCGGGCGTAATACCCGCATTGCGGATCGGCTTCGTGGCGCGGCGTCCGGGGATCATTGAGGGCGCGGTGCCACCACGCATGAGCGTCATTCCATGTGGTCGGTTGACGGATCATTGTCAGCACAATCCAGTGCAGGCTTCGTACCCGCGCGGCGGTTCATAGTCCGGCGGCACCTCACCAAAGGCGTAGCCGGCGACCAGTCCCGCGAAGGCAAAAGCAAACGCGCTAACCAGTACCCACGGAAACCGGCGCGGCTTCGGTGGTTCGGAATCACCAACGAGCGTCTCGAACCACTCAGGCACGGCGGGGCTGCTCATGGCACGGCGTGCCTGCTCATCCAGGCCGTTGTCGCGGCAGCGGTCGAGTGTCTCGCGGATGTGCTGCGCTATGTCGCGGCTGCCGGATTTGTCATTGAGGGTCATTCGCCACCGCCTTTCGCGCGCTCGGCAAGCATGGCGTCGGCTGCGTTGTATGAAAGGTCAGATATCGCACTGAGAGGCGCATCATCCCAAGCCTCGTTTGCCATTGCTCCCGTCAAAGCCTGCCCGGCAAACCAGTCGCGCATGGTCATGCCTTCTACGCCGCTATGAAAGTTATCGCGCTGAAACGCTGGTCCGCCTGTTTTGTCGTGTGTCATGGCTCAGTCTCCCCTCACTTTGATCCACTCATAATTGCCGGTGATCGGCTTCGCGCTCGGGTCGCTTGGATACGGCGCGGGCGGCGGGGTGTATTCGCCTGCCAGATAGTCGGCCCATTTGCCTTTCGGCACGCGCGCAGCGCGCTCATTGTCCTCGCGCAACCCCATCACGACACCTTCATCGTCGGTGCGTTCGCGTCGACCATTTGATCTACATCAAAGGCCATGGCGCGCAGCTGGTGGTACTCGGGGGCGTTCTTTGCCGCGGCGGCGCGAGTCGCGCGGTACACGGCGTCGTTGAGGCCCCGAAGGGCCGTCAGGTAGTCATCCTGCATGGGTCCATCCTCGTGTTGCGTATCTGCACTTTATTGCAAACAGCACAACCTTTGCAACAAAAAAAATGCTGTTGCAATCATTGCGAGGCCGAATATTCTCTGGACGTAGGCAGTGATCCGCGCGAATGTTTTGCGACAGGCTCAACCCGCGGGATGTTTTTAGGGGGAATCATGGCAGCAGTTAACCGCAAGCCGGATCAGCAGGGCCGCGCCGACGCGCCGGGTCAAACAGCAGAGTTCAAGCGCCTGGTGGCGCAGATGGGGCCCGAGGGCCGCGCTGCGTTTCTTCGGACGGTTTCGCCTTCTGAGCGGCAATCGTGCGCGCCATGTCCAGCCAGCCCTCACGACGTTCCGGGGACAGACCCCGGAACGTCTCGATAAGAAACTGCTCATCATCCTCTGTCGGCGCGTCGAAATCCACTAAATCAGTGGGTTTTACACCTATTGCCTTGGCAATCTGGGCTTGCAGTGACGCGGTCAGCCGCCGCTCGCCGCGCTCGATCTGAGCGAAATACGGCTGCGATAACCCGACCATCGCGGAAAGCTCTTTCTGTTTCAGCCCGTCGGCGATGCGGGCTTCTTTGATCTTAATGCGCACGGGGTCCATCCTATGTGTTTCATAACTCGTCCTGAAATATTCTTCCGAAGTGGCAAGTGTAGCGCCACATTTGCGTATGGTACATGATCTATTGCGATTTGTCATTGACACATGGCTATGCGCATTGATAGTTGCAATAACCATGCAGACCTTAAAAGAATACATCGCCGCGTACCCGCTCAAGGCCAAGCAATCGCAGTGGGCCAAGGTCTTCGGTATCAGCCAGCCATACCTGTCCCAGATCCTTGCGGGCCGGCGATTGCCGCACCCGAAGCTGATGCAAACCATCGAGGCCCAGACGCGCGGCCGGGTGCCGGTGTCGGTCTGGTTCCAGAAACAAGAGACGTCCCCGACCTATGCGGAAGCTGCGCCAACAGTGAAAGCATTTGATGACGGGACCAGCGGGGGCGGAGTAGTGTTGTCCGTCCCTGCGACCCTTTCCTGTCAGGGGGATGGCGCATGATCGGCATGACAGTGTGCAGCGGCATAGGCGCCCCCGAGGTATCCGCGCCATGGATCGACTGGCGTTACCAGTCTGAAATCGAGAAATTCCCGAGCGCCGTCTTGGCGCATCGGTTTCCAAACGCCGTAAACCTCGGCGACATGACCAATTTCAAGGAGTGGCCGGATGCAGATGTTGATGTTCTCTGCGGAGGAACCCCATGCCAATCATTCAGCGTTGCAGGACTTCGTAAGGGACTTGATGATCCACGCGGAAACCTCATGCTCACCTATCTTGCTATCGCTGCACGCTATCGCCCCGGTTGGGTGGTTTGGGAGAACGTGCCCGGCGTCCTGTCCAGCAACG